TCAAGTCACAGACTTGAGTGGTGTCCCACGGGGACTTAGCGACCCGCTTCCCTTTTCAGCACGGCTGCAAGGTCGGGGTCGCTGGCTTCCAAGGCCATTTGCCTCGTTAGGTTAATACTACCTTCCTTCCAAGGGTTAGGCATACCAGCGGAAATAGCACTGGTAGGAGTGGGCTTGGCGCCCATTCCAGCTGCACTGCTTGGCTTGAAGTGGTGCTCAAAACCTGAGCCCGGATTCTTCAAATTAGAAAGGTAGGTGGTGATGTCTTGCTCAACACCGCCGTTTAAAACAACAACGTTGCCGCTGTCATTTTTGCGGAGGTTGTTTTGCATAAGCATCAACATCTGCTCTGCGTTGATAGCGCCAGCTTGGCTGATGGCAGCCAGAGCGCTGGTTTTCATCGCGGCAGTTTCGTTAGAGGTGCGGAGTTCCTCTAACTGGCGTTGCAGGTCGCCGATCTGTTGGTCTTTCTCTTGGGCGGTGCGGTTGGCCTCTTCCCAGAGGTCTTTCCACTGCCCTTGGTCTTCCAGCGTCTTTTTGCGCTGGTCGTCCTGTTTTTTGTAGACCTCGTCCAGCTTGGTTTTAATGCCTTGGAATTTTTCCTCGGCTTCGCTGGCTTGGGCCTTCAAATTCGCAATTTGACTTTCGTACTCAGCACGTAGCTGGGCACTCTGGTCAATTTGGGGAGCGGTGTCTGCTCCAGCCACGGGCTGGTCAGGAGTCACCACGGGTGATTCCTGGATGACTTGCTCTTCCATACTCAAGATTCAGTTTCAGGGGTCTCGGTGGCAGGCTCTTCTTCTGCCTTGGTGCGGCGCTTGCGGGGTGCAGGGGCCGGCTTGTCTTTTTCGTACAGATTCTCAGCACGAAGCTCTACAAGTTCCCACTTGTATGAGCCGTCAGACTGGAGAACCTTGTCAAGGTGCTTATCCATGACAGAGGTGAAAATGCAGTATTAGTCTACAACAGAAGAACGAGTTAGACAGTTGCTCCAAGCTCGTCGATATTTGCAGGCGAAAGATTCAGCCACGCGCTGCCGTTATATCCCTCAAAACGGTTTTCTGTGGTGTTGTACCGGATAGTCCCAGTTGTTGGGGTGCCGGGACGTTCGGCCGTTGTTCCTACGGCAACGAATGCATCAGAACCAGCGGGACCTTGAGGACCGGTGGCGCCAGTAGCGCCTGTAAGACCCGTGTCACCTTGAGGTCCTTGTGGGCCTTGAGGTCCAGTTTCGCCTTGAGGACCTTGGGGACCTGTAGCGCCAGTGAGACCTGTGTCGCCTTGGGGACCTTGTGGCCCTTGAGGTCCGGTTGCACCAGCTGGGCCGGTGTCGCCTTGAGGACCTTGGTCACCTTGTATGCCTTGCGGGCCTTGGGGTCCTGTGGCACCCGTTGCACCTGTCGCTCCAGTTGCGCCGGCAGGACCGGTTTCGCCTTGTGGTCCTTGGGGACCGGTGTCGCCGGTGTCGCCTTTAGGACCTCTTTCGCCTTGGAGGCCGGTGTCGGCGGTTTTAAGTGCAGTGGAGCGGGGTGTGCCGTCGAGAGCTTGCGTGCCAATAGCGACAGGTTGGCCTTGCCAGCCGGCTTCGGTTTTGGGGCCGTAGAGACGTTTGCTGACTACGTCGACATACCAGTCGCCATTGGTGCCGAGATCGCCCGGGGGACCTTCGCCAGATAGCAGATTGTTGAATTGCTCGACGCGCTTGGCGAGCTTCACCAAGGCGGTGATTTGCGCCAGCGTTAGGTGTTGCTGGGTCGCCATCGGTTAGTTCAGCAGGGCTTGGATGAGGCGCTCCATCTGGTCTTCGTTGCCTGGTGCAACAGGTTGCTCTGGTTCGGGAGTTTCTGTTGGCTCCTCTTCCTCAAGCGTGGATTCAGTGGCGGCGGGCAGAATTTCGCCTTGGACCAAGATTTGGCGGAACTCGTCGCGGTCCAGTACGCCTTGGCCAAACAATGCGTTAAGAGCAGTGATGTCTTGGCCGATTAGGCGGTCCATGTCGAAGTCGCGGCTGATCTTGACTTCGGGTGGCTCCAGCTGGAGGTAGCTGGCGGCGAGGTTGAAACTTTTTTGCAGGCTTTGTTCGAGGTCCATGGAGACCATCGACATCATGGAATTGGTGTCGACGCGGTCGAGGCGGCGGGCGTCGGCAGATTCAGCAACAAATTTCTGTTGGCTAAGGGTGCTAATGCCCAGCGTTGCCATCTGCTGCTGGAGTTCCTTAATCTCGGCGCTCTGGGCTTCGAATGCGCTAGACGCAGGCTCCACGTAATAGACCTTGTTGCCCGGTTGGGTGGCCATTGCGTAATTCACGCTGATGGCCATGTCCTTGGTCTGGTCGTCCCAGCCCTCAAGGACAAGCATCGGTTGAGATGCAATGTGGAGGCTGTGGATGAGGTCGGCCTGGCGTTGGAAGTGGGCCAGATTCAGATAAGCGATGTCCAGCAGCGGGGGCTTGCTGACCATCGTGTCAGTCTTGTTTGAGTACAGCGTGACAAGCGGAATTTCACCCAAGCTGTAATCGCCGGACTCCACCAGCTCGTAGTCAGAAGTGCTGGTCGTTGCATCGAATGAGTTGGGATAGGGGAAACCGCCGGCAGTTTCTTTTTTGGTTTCTGTCTGGCGGAAAATGCGGTACCGGCCAGGCTCGATGACACGGACTTGCTCAAACAGTTTTTCGCCGAAATCGCCGTCAGGCACCACCGCTTTCTCGGCAATGCGGACTTGGATCAACTTGCCGTAGTTGACCTCGCGGTCCAGGCGCCAGCCGTAGATGTTGGTGGGGTCTACTTCGATCCAGTACGGGCGGCGGTTTAAAGCACGTTCTTCGGCAAGGCTGCGGGCGCCAGTTGGGGCGGGGAAGTCGACCAGGGTGTGGCTGTGGCCGTAAGTCAGCGCACAGATCAAGGCGCGGCGGGCGTACTCGTCTAAGTCCGAGCCGCAGCCGTCAACATCCTTGGAAAAAATGTCCGTCCAGTACGGGTCGCCAGTCAGCGTGATTGGCTTGCGCAAAATCAGGCCGGCAGCAGCCCGCACCAGACGTTGGGTATATGGCGAGAAAACAGCGCGGTTGACTCTTGCCAGGTATGCCGAGTAGTCCTCCCGTGGCTCCAGTGGCAAGAAAGCTTCGCTTTTTTCGCGCAGATATTCCGTGCCGTTCGTGACGGCTTTCATAATCTCCCAACCCTTCATTTGATCCATCACCGCTTGGGTGCGGGTGAAGGGGTTGTCAGATCCGCCCATGTAGGTGGAGCTGACAAGGTGAGTACGAATGCGGCCGGGGACGGAATATGTCATGGGGTGGCTCGGTTAGTCGTCTTCGTCCTCAACTTCAATCATCACCTCAATACCAGCGGCTAGGCGTGTCATTAACGCCCCAAAGTCCACTGGATCGGTTGGAGTAAGGAAGGTGAAGGTGGCTGAGGTCATGCGGGTCTCGGCATCCACTTCAAGATGGATGCATCCGCCGGGGCAGATTCGAGTACCCATAACCTCAGCCTCCAACTAATCCTTATTCGAGGTTGCTGGTGATGGTGCCGCTGGTCACGAAGTTGCAAGTAACAATCACCAAGTCACCGACAGTGGAGGAGATGTCCATGCTGGTGATGATGCCGGCAAAGCTCACAGAGTCGGTGCCGCTGGTGCTGCCGGTCGTGAACAGTTCGAAGGTGGCGTCGGCAGTGTCGCCGGTGGTCACGATGTCCTCGATGAAGCCGGATTGGCCGGTGGCATCGGGGTCGTAAACCAACTCAACCGTGCCAGAGCCCGAAATTAGGCTGCCGACATAAGAACGAAAGGTGTCGCCGTGGTCGGTGACATCCAGAGTGTCTTTGGTAATGTTCAGCGTCCAGCTCCGGGTACCAACGATGGTTGCGTTGGCAGAGCCGGCGGCGTCGAACTGAACAGAACCTTCTTCGCCGCGAAGAATGGCCATGACTAGACAGGGGGGAGGGTCTATTTCCCGGAGTCTAACTCTTTAACTGTCGTAAATCACGGCAAGATCTCGCTTAGCCGTGGTAAGCAATAGCGATGATGGGCACCACGCTCGGTGTGCCCGAGCTGATGGCAGAAATGCGCATCCGGACCTTACTTGCGGGCTTTCCTGTGTAGAAATAGGCGTATTGGCCGTCTGAGTTAATAGTTTTGCTGGTATCTAGCTCGAACCATGTGCTGCCACCGTTGTAATTGGCCTCAAACTTCATTGTGAAGTTGGCACCACCCGTTACGACAGCCGCAAAAGTGAATTCGCTACTGTCGGCATGGACCTCCAGTGCGTCGTTTACTGCCGTTAAAGGCGTTGATTCGTGGTGCTCGACCAGATTGGTACCGCGGACGACGGTGATAGCCATTACTTTTTCCTCTTTTTGGCGGTTTTAGCGGCCTGTTTGAAGTCCTTCGCAGTTGGGGCGCCCTTAGTGCCGGGTTTACGCATCTTTTCGCCCGAGCCAGCGGCAATGCGCTTGCGTTTGGCGTTGATATTTGCGTAAAGACCCTTCTTTTTGGCGGCCATAGCTACTTTTTCCTCTTGGAGGCGGCTTTTTTCGCCTTCCGAGCGGTTTCATACGCAATAGCAGCGGCTTGCTTTTGGGAATAACCCTCCTTCACCAGCATCCGAATGTTCTCGGAGATGGTTTTATCGGAATAGCCGCGCTTTAGAGGCATGGAGCTCCAGCGATAGATGCAGTTTAGTAAAGGCGGTAAGAAGTTTGACCCAAAGTACCGATTTTTGCGAGGTTAAATTGTTGGAGACACATGTAGCCGAAGGCGTCAAAAGCGTGGTCGACGCCAAGGTTTTTGTTGGGGAGGCCGGTGCCGGGGGCGTAGGTCAAAGTACGTAGAGATTTGATTAACTCTTTGCAACGGGGGTGGATATAAGTGCGGCGTGCTCCAGTTGCATCGAGGAGTGCGGTGTTGACGCAGGTGATCTTGTCGCGGATTTTCCACGGGGAGCGCGGGCTGGAGACGTTGAAGCCGCTACGGCGCAAAATGTTGTGGTCTGTAAGGCCCACGCCAGAGGTTTTGCGGGCGCCGCCGGTGGGGTCGGGGCAGGCGATGATGCGGCGCTCCACGCCGAAGCGGCGGGTGACTTCCTCCGCGAAATCCCAGGTGGTGGCGCCACCTGTAAGCATGATTTCGTCGAAGACGTAAAGAGTGTCGTCTTTGCGGACGGCGCAGATGCCTGACATGGGGTCGACGTTGAAGTCCACTCCAAGCAAGACAGGCAGCACGCTAATGTCTTCGGCTTCGGTACTGATGTTTTCGTCGCCGAAACTGACCGCTACCAAGCCCGAGAGATTCTCAAAGCTGGCTTCGAATTCTTGGCGGAAAGTTCGGGCGTCTAATTGGCCGCGGGCGGCTTCAATTTCTTCTGGTGGGACGTTGTCGCCGTCAATCGTTGTGAATTGCCATCGGCTCCAGTCGTCGTCGCCGCTGTCGGCGTATTGCCAGAGTTCGTAGAACCAGCTAGCCGTGCCGTCGGGGGTGGAAATGAATAATGCCCAGCCTTGTTTGTCGGCCAAAGCTGGGCGGATGACTTCGAACCAGACTTCGCTGGACATGAAGGCAGCTTCGTCCAGTACCACGCCAGCGAGGCTTCGGCCGCGGAGGGCCATTGCGTTTTCAGTGCCCTTCAGTTCGATCGTCGAGCCGTTCACTAGCTCGATCTTTAGGTCCGTCTCGTTCTTGCTCTTGATCCACGCCTTCGGGACCAGCTTTTTCATTACCTTCCAGGCAATGTCTTTCGCCATCCGGTATGTAGGGGCTGCATAAAAGAATGTTTCGCCCGGCCTTTCGATCGCC